ATATCTAGAGCGCGCAAATCAACCGTGTTCGTTTTGAATGCTTTGGGTGATTTGTCACAATTCTCCTGGGTTGATGTAGGGGTAGCGGGTGAGCTACCAAATACTTGTTTGTTCGGAGGTACCTTCTGGGATTTTGTTGATCCACGGGTCATAGATGAAGCAATGGAGGAGTACATCCATGAGCCATTCGTGAGAGAAACAACCACTCTTTGCAAGCCATTGACTAATCCAATCACTATTGGGACAGTGTTTGTGGATGGGGAGGCTGTTGCGAAGTCTGAGCTTCGGGCTCACGTGGCGTTAGAATCAGGAGTCAAGCTAACGGATCTTGGCATCAAGCACAGTGATGCGTTTGATGACTATTTGATACAACCACGAGACGTTCCTGGTGTAGATCAAATCCAAGCATTGACGCGGGCAGTAAGGAAGCCGAAGCCCACACATGCCGACTTTGTGAATGCGGAAGTAATAGTCAATAGGATTTTTGACCAGGTCATTGATCCGAAGACATTTTTCGCACATATTGCAAATTCTAGGCGGAATGTGTTGAATCGGAGAGAACGATCCCAAGTAATTGATGGCTGCTATGCGGATACTGAGACCCGCAGGTCAACCTTGTCATTTGGGTTCTTGAAACCAGAGTTCGCGAAGAAAGCTTCCGAACTAAGCAGCAAGGACGGCGGTGAGCTCAAGGCGCAAGGTGTCATTACTGCAAGTGCAGCAGTACAAGCTATCTTTATGGATGCTTGTGATGCGCTGACCCACGCGTGGGCAAGGGGCATGCGACAAGGCAAGTTCTCTCCCGTTGGTTTCAAAGAGCAAGACATTGACTCAGTGTTGGCGACGTTTGAGTCAACATATGAGTTAGATTTGGAAAAGCAAGACTCTTCCCATGCGGCAGTGCATGTCTTGGTGGCATGTAGGTTTCTAGAGATGGCGGCAGATAAGCTGGGCCTCGCGGCAATGGCACGCGAGATACGAGAGCAGCGAACCGTCCGGATGATGAAAGATCCTTTCACTTTCATCTTACAGATGGCGCTGGCAAGCGGAGATCCTTGGACCTTGATCTTCAATAAGATCATGGCAATAAGTTCTTTAATCTCTGTGGCGGACCTGACTCATGTCAGGTTAATGCAAACCGGTGATGACATCACATTGGACCGACAACCCGCTTGGGATCACCGAGCTAAGTTGAAGGCACAAGTGTCAGCAAACCGCGGCTTGACTTGGAAGCATGAGGAGCGTTCACAACGCGAGAATGGCGTGACGTTCATCAGCCGTGGTGCATTGCCAAATCGCACGATCGTGTACAAGGCTTTGCGTACAGTTCTTAAGTATGCAGCCCGGCGCAGGACTAGATTGCAACACGCGTCATTTGGCGCGGATACTGAACGGCTATTGAATGCATCAAGCCGGATGGGCTTAATGGCGTATGTTGAGGCGAGATGTAAGGTGTTCGGAGGTGACCCGGCGGTGGTGCATGACATGTGGGCGAGAGCTATTGAATTGGCCCGAATGGATTTCGACAATATCCCGTTTCATTTAAGAGACGATGATGAAAAACCATTCGAGATACTCTCGAGGTCAATTGGTTGCTTTGGCTATGCTCTTGCGAATTGCGTGGCCACTAATATTAAAGCAATCAATGCAATTGCCAAATATTCGCGTGTGACTCCCACTAGAGATGCCATTCAGGCATGCAAAGATGAGAAGGTACAGTATGTGCACGTGGATGAAAGTTGGAGTAACCGCAGCAGGCTGAGATTGGCGAATGCCGTATCAAACTACGGCATCAAATTGAACAAAGCTTTCGTAGCCTTGTACCGAGATCACGCGGTTGCTGTCAAACCAAGATCAATGGTTGTACACACGGCTGCCGGCAAACAGGTCTTCCAATGGAAGACTTTGCATGTAGACGGTTTGATTGTGTATGACGGTTTGTAATTGATTTGAGGAGCATTTAGAGGACGCTTTCTGGGTGATCTACCTCGCTAACGCGCAGAAGAACAAACCCTGACATACTCTTCCGGAGTTTAACTGGGCACAAAGCTTAACGTTAGGCCCTCCTGTAATGGGAGCATATGGTGTGACTGTGCGCGTGAGCTGCGAACAACACAGTTGCTGACTGTCCAGATCGAGGAACGGCTGCAAAAGGGTGCAAGCTATACCACAGTCCAATCTCGAGCCGATGCAACTCTCTATGCTACTCCAGAGAATGCACGCGTCGACCAATTCTTGCCGAAGATAGGTCCCGAGTCACGGTTGAGTCCCGTGGCAGTGTACAGACTGTAAGGGCAGCGGGCGAGCGAATGTCTCGTCTGAAACAAACAGTCGGCCCCAAGTTAATAGCTTGGTCAAAGGCGCATTTGATAGTGCAAATTCAGAGACAA